GCAAGAGTTGATGTAAACTCTTCTAGATTATTATCAATATTAACATCTAAATTGCTCTGCTGAGCTTTAAGGCCAGGATCAGTTTTAAAAGTATCATCAATTTCACGTCTTCGCTGAACATTGTTGATAGCATCTACTTTGCCCTGCTGAGTAGGTATGTGAGAAATTATTAAATAATCCTCATCAAGATTTTTCGTGTCAACCATTTCTTTAGCTACTCGTGGCCATGATTCACCATACGCACGCTCTAATCCTGTCAATGTAGCCGCAGTAAGATTCGGGTCATTGCTTTGAGAAATATTATTAGCCATTAACGATGCATCATCTTTTCGTAAAATCCTTCTGTCCTGTTCGCCAATCCCAAGAGCTGCTTGCTTAGCCATCATCTTCTGAGTATAGTTTTGTGTGGCTACAGGATCTAGGTCTCCTGTCTGAGCCCAAAGTTTTTGCATTTCTTTGTCAGTCTTTAACATATATTGAGCCGAATCAGACGATCTCTCTTTTAGAATTTGTCGAAAGGATGACCCTAATCTTGTCTGTGCTCTACCAAATGCCTGGGCAAGTCTTGGATCTTTGGAAGTAAACTCAGCTAGTTCTTCTGACATTTGCTGAGGAGTTAAAGTATCAGCAAGCTTTATAACTTCATTAGATTTCCTTGCCACCTGAAACCTGGCACGCCACTGCTCTTTCTCTCTGGGATCTATATTTGATTTCTCAATACCAACCAAGGCCTGAGCCTGTTGAGATACAGAAACTTCCTGACCATTAGCTAAAGCATATTCAATGTTCCTAGCGTCAAGCCTTGCTGATGTATTAGAAACCTGAACCTTATTTTTAAGTTTGGAGCCAAACCTTTTTCTAAAAGCAGACAGCTGTTCAGGGTCAAGTTTTTCAATTAACTGGGCACCCTCGCCCTTGCCTTCAAGTAATGTCTCACCTTCAGCTAGCCGGTCATCAGACTGAAGTAAGCCTTCAAAAAAAGCATTGGTAATAACTTTTTCTTTTCCTTCGATGATGTCTGCTTCTTGCTCCGCTGTATGATTTATTCCAGTTTGAGCTTTAATGCTCTCGCTAATATCATCAAGCTCAAGTAGCGCTCGCTCAGCATCTGGATTTATAATCTGAGCCCTAGCCACAGCATCTGCTCTATCATTCTGAGCTCTGCGGAAACTCTCAGCCTTGAGCCCACGCTCGAAACTGTCAGCATTTAATAAAGCCTTCTCTAAAAATGGCTGTGATCTTTTCCTATAAATACCCCTGGCCTCATCACTTGGAGCGTTTTCAATGTTGGCCGACATACGCTCATTGACAAAATCCTCCATCTCCCGAGAAAAGCCTTCACCGTCTGCTGGAATCCTGAGTCTTAAGTCTTGTTCAAATTCTGATATCGCCACTGAATCCTCTAAGGATTTATTAAAAGCATAATCATTATCTTCAGCTTTCTTTCTGCTGATTAAAGCGTCACCAATGAAACTGGCAATCTTGCCACTGGCTTTAGCTAAAGCTTCAGACTCAGCCGTGGCAGAAGATACGCTCAGCCGCTGCCCTGGGACATTAGGATCAATACTTACTCTCTGACGACCACCTGGTCTTTTAGGAATTATAGGCATTAGCTCACACCACTTGTTAGTAAAGATCCTGTTGTTCTACTCGTACTTCCACCAAAAAAAACACCACCGCCACCGCCACCGCCGACCGCCGCACTAAATTCAGGCAATTTAAATACACCACTTGTAAAACCCGTAGCTGCGCCTAATGCAACATTAGTGATAGCTCCAATGGTCGCGGCTCGCCTCTGAGCTTTAGCCGCTGCGATATCTGCTCTGGCTCCAGCCCTAATAGCTCCAGCCCTAAATTGAGCCTCTCGCCTGGTGTTAAATATCTCTCGGTTAAAACTAGACTGAGCTTCCTCTCTTACCATCAACGGAGTAGCGCCACCGACATCGATGCCTGATTTAGCAAAAGCTGAGACCTGTTCGCCGCCAAATTGAATGGCTTCTTTTTTAATGGCGCTAACATTTATCTCGGATCTTTTTAATACTTCATTCGCCTGAAGACCAGCAAGGCGTGCTGCACTCCTGGCGCTATCTACAGCCCCGTCAGCAGCATCTAGCTGGCCGCCAGCACCTCCAACCAAAGATGCTCCTAGAGCCGCACCAGCAGGGCCACCGATTGCAAAACCGGCTGCCCCTCCTAATACCGCTCCTAATCCACCCTTTTTGCCGCCCATTAAAATAACCTCGCAAACAACCAATGATCTGACCCATCAGGTCCATATTTTTTCATAACACATTCAAACTTAAAACCTAAAGCCTCAGCCCAATCTAAACCAGAATCATATTTTCCGTTCACATCCATCTGCATCCGCCATAGCTTCAAACCATCTGCATACAATTCTATCATCTCCTTAACCTTTTTGTGAAAGGCTGAGGGACACTTCTTGATCTCTTCTCCAAGCACAGTCCAAACATGCATCACCCCGGGCCACATTAAAGAGCCTCCGATAATAGCGATAGGTAAGTCATCACAGACCAAAGTATGGCAAAAGCTATCACCGTTCCTAATATCAGTAGCAATTCGCTGATCCAAGGTTTCATCTGACTTAAATACCTCAAGCTTGTTAAGCTTTAAAATATCGTCAGGCCTACTCGCCCTGACCTCAATCATAAGTAATACCCTTTAAAATAAATGCACTCACCGTCATAGGGAAAGGACGGTCCTGACGGATAAAAGCTTGAACCGCACGGGTATATGTGCCGTCAAACTTAATATTCTTATCGCCAGTAAATAATGGGATAACATCACCCATATTTAACGATGCTTTCCTGAACAAAATCCTTTGTAAATTGTCCTCATCAGGACCAAATAATGCACTCACCGTCCTAAAAAACCTAATGCCGATCTCATCAATACGGCCAATCGTGATCTGTGAACTACCTATAACAGAACCAGCTTCGATCTTTAATGTCTTAACGTCTGCATTAAACTGAAAGCCTGCGACAATCTCTTCAGCCGCCTTGTTAAGAGTAATAGCACCGCCAGCACTAACTACAAATTCACCTACGTAAAACCCGTCAGCTAATACCTGAACCGTCTCATTGGCCAAATGCTGGTAACCATTCACCGTAGTTGATAAGGCCTGTGAAACAAGCTTCGCCGAGTCCACATACACCGGGTAATCTAAAATGTCCCCGGTCGTTACCTCTGTCGTATCGCCATTAAATTGACGGTTCATTCTCTCTATATATGTAACGTCACCGCCGTCAATCGTGCGCTCTATAGCTAACCATAAATCATCATGAGCCCCGTCGCCACTTGGAATAGCCACCATCGACCGGACAAAAGCTGGCTCGGTATTTAATAGCCCGCCAAACTCATGTTCATGCCACGCCTGTACGCCCGTCTGCCTATCTATAGTCACACCAAATAATGCACCGTTTGTATTCACGGCCCACAAGATTGTCTCATCACTCTCCTGCATCGCTAGCCTATTTATCTCAGGCTCCGCTGCAGAAGCCCTTTCCGATAAGAACAGCCTTGGCATGTGCTCGGCAAAAAGAAGTAAGTCGTTGGCTCTGAAAGAATCCTCATCACGATTAAATATAAATTGACGTATCTTGTGCTGTGCCCGGTTGATAAAATTAACCGTATTCTCTAGGCGCACTGGCTGCCTCAAGACTGAACCAAATGAAGTCTCAGGAGTTACTACAATGTCCAAAGGGCCAAGCGCGCCTTGCGAACCTGTTGCGATATACTCGCGGCCCAATGTTCCTATGTTTAAATTTCTTCCCGAAGAAAGCCACTGGATCTCGTTAACCTCAGTCGATGCCACAGTGAAACTAAAAGGATCAGAGTTAGCAACAGTACCGAAACGAGCATCCTGAGCAAAAGCTCTGGCATCCATTTCAAAGATGTCTCCGATCTGGGACGCAAATACAGTATCTGGTTGAAAACTTGTTCCAGCATAATCTAACCTTTGCTCATGGAAACTTATCGCCCTCGGGTATCCACGCTCAGGACTAAAGGCTGACTCTTCCCAATCCGCCGTCGCGGCCCCTGCAGAATTAGGCTCATTACCCGTCACTACAGTCGATGAGGTAAACCCGCTGATTACAAAGTTTGATGTTACCCCAGCGATGGTAAGCTTAATAACTGCGCCCACATGGTCTGCTGTGAAAAAAGCAATGCTTGATGTAAGTACCTGGCCCGTGCCGCCGGAAATAGTCATGGTGTGAGCGTTGTTTAAATTCACCGGCAGAAAAGGAAACATCTGGGCTATCGGCCTAACGCCGTCGATGTCCGGTGCGTTGTAGAATTCTCTTCGCTCAAATGAATTGGTCCCTGTCCGAGCGATAAAATAAGGCTGGTGATTAGGATGAGTAAAAAATAATAAATCACCACTTTGCGCGACTTGGACCTCATCAACCTCAGCGTCAGAATCATAACCATCAAAACGGGGACGACCAACGCTAGGGGTAAGATAGTCAATGTCCGTTTGAATTAGTGTGTCAGCGTTAACAATACCAATTGTAGTAGTTCCACCGCCGTCTCCATCAGCCTCAATTATAAAGGCATAATTTTCTGTACGAGAAAAACTAAACTTAAATATTCTAGCTCCACTTGTAATAGCAACAGGAGTAAATCCGCTGATTTGATTTCCGTTTTCTAAATTGTTTTTTGCAAGCAAGGATTTAATTAACTGAGTCCCTACACGGGAACTGCCACCACCTTGCGCGTGAGGAATTATATTTTTACATGTTTCAAGAGACTGAGGGTAAATATTTAAATCAGTACGACCAAAAGCTTTAGGGCTTAATTCTCCACCTATTAAAGAGTTTTGAATATGCCTATATCTAGCCATTAGCCAAGCCTATTAGTTAACCAGTCGTCGGCGGAAACCTGCTGTAAGCTATTTTCCTGGGCATCGTAACTTCTGATCTCTCTTACTTTATCACGAAAACCCTTGTCCATTGCCTGAAGCATTGTAGTAGACTGAGTTAAGGCATAAGCCATGTCCCTTGCTAAGGCTAAAGACAAACACTCGGCAAAAGCCGGAGTGAACGAAGCCTCTGCAACCTTCTTAATATAACGGATATTTACCACGGTGTTATTAGTTACCAAATATCTAATCGATGGGTCGACTGGATCAGTCTCAACAGACCACGGGTTTTCAGCCGTGGACTCTGGGACGTTTAAATCAGTAGCGAGGATTCTTAAAACATCCAAGGGAATAGTAAAAGCCTGCTCGAAATCGTAAGCAGGAACATAAGTCGAAAGAGCTAAGCCCTTTCTTGTAATTGCAAAGTTCCACGGGTGAGATAATAAAAGATCATCTCTGATTTTCTCATACTGCTCATTACAAAGCTTCGCCTCCTTAGAGTCATCACCAAAAGAAACAATACGTCCAGCCCCCAACTTAATGAGGGCCGAATTACAAATTGATACATTGCTGATGACAGCCATTAGTCAACCACATAGTAGATAACGAGCTCTATTTCTAAAGTGTCACCCACATCCGTAGCAGTTGTTGCAACGATCTCAACTTTTACCTTTTCAGTGAACTCTTTGAGATAACCAGCATCAGTGCTTAGCATTTGCTGACGCTCAACTGCAGACGTTACATCAACACCGTCCATGAAACCATTCGGATCAGCAACTTCGCCGCCATCCGCACTAGCCTGCCAGCCGATATCTAGCTCACCTGTAGTGCCAAGATCAGGTGAGCTAAATTGCACATCATACACCTTAGCTCCCGCTGGTAGCTCCATCATTACGACGGTGTCGTTTAGTGCAAGCTCTCCGGCCAATACATATGAGTCTTTTGCAACTCGCATGCGACCATGCTGGTCCTGAACATCAATTTTTACCGAAGGGACCGTAACGTCCCTCTTGGTAGCATTTACTCCAAATTTTTCAGCCATGATAAAAACTCCTTATTTTTTAAAATTAAATTTACGCTTCGTTAGCAAGGATCTGAACAACCTTTACTTCCTCTAAACGAGTAGAACCAATGGTCATGGCAGTAAACACCTGAGTCGAGTAAGACTTATCTGCACGCTCATCGATTCGAGTTTTAATATCCTCACCAGTGGTCAATATAAGACCGTCCTCAGCCCATGAAAGAACTCTGCGGTAACCGTCAGCGTCTCCGCCTCCAGATCCTACGGCGCCAGTGGTAACATCAAAAGCCAAAGTTCCACTTTGAAGCAAAAGACGCTCAAGTCTGACGAAAGTAAAGCCCAAGAAAGTGTCTAGATCACCCTGAACCAATGCTTTCACAGTATTGAAATCAGCACTGGTTACTTCAGTCTCACCCAAAAGAGCAGTCAACTGACTAGATTGCTGAGCAATGTATCTACGAATACTTTCGTCAACATCGTTGGCGTCAAACTTCTCCTTGGTTCTGCGCAAACACTCAACGTTCATATTTGATCCGGCACCGCCAGAAACACATGCAAGTTTCTGAGAGTTGGGAAGGGCGATAACTGTGCTGCCTTCTTCACCACCAAAAGCGTTACCGTCAGCAGCAGCAATGATTTCATCGTCCTTCGCACGGCCAAAAGCCCATACAAAAGTCATTGCATACTCGCTGGCAGGATCAATCAACGTACGAACTTTGTCCGCATCATCGATAAGATCCGCGTGCTCATAGTCACTCATGGTGACTCTGCGTCTTGAGTGTGGAGTGTCGATCTGAGGAGTATCAGAGTGACGCGAGGTTTTCTTCGTCGCGGTAACTGGACCCAATCGATCGAAAAATTGTGACTTACCACGCTGGGTTTCCTTGCGAACAAGGCCCTGCAGGCGTGATCCCTTTTGCTGTGATAAAAACATAATATTGGCGTTAAATTGCTTTACAAACGCCTCAGTAATTGAACTAGACATTTTATCCTCCAAAAATCCAAGTTTAAATTTATGTTCTGAATTGTCCTCGAGATGAGGATTCAGGAAGATTGGTAATAATGTCTTAATTATTTGAAGCGTTAACGCCAGAACCATTGCGGCTTGCCTGACTGATCACCAAAATAAAGACTAAAGGATCTGGTGACAGATTGCCCTTCAGTCTCAGTTTGAACTAATAGATTCTTAATTGTCAATAGCTAGAGCTTAGGAGGGTGAAGTTTGTTAAATAAAGTCTCCATCTCCCTTTTGGCAGCATTATGACCTGAATGCATTTTGTCCCAATAAGGATGCTCCTTATTGTTTAAAATCGTATCTATCTCCTGCTGCACGCCGCCTGGAGTCTGAGCCTGAGGATCATCACCAATGATCTTATGCTCTCCAAGCATTTCGCCAAAAGCCGAAAGCATCTTAATCATTCTCGGATCATCACCTAGACCACTGTCATCAAGCCAACTGAATAAATCAGGGATATTCGTTGACTGTGCCGCCGCCTTGGCCTGCTGAAGCTTCTGCTCAAAAGCCTGGCCCCACTCGAATTTCAAAGACTTAATGCCTTCGTCTCTGGCCTGTTGACTTTCTGTCTCCACAGCAGCTAAAGCTTCTTGATTGGCTTTATTATACCAATTAAGAATTGGATTTAATTGGTTAGGCTTAATGCCAGCCTGAAAAGCCTGCTCCTTAAGCTGAGAAATAAACCCATCAGCAAAGTCCGCACCATCAGGCAAGGTCACCTCATAAGTCTCAAGAGAATCTGGTAAACCAGTCTTTTGATAAAAAGCCTTCCAATCATCTTCATTAGAATGCTTCCCGGGAATGACAACCTTATCGGCACCAATCATCTGCTGAGCGTTTACATAATTCTTAACCAAAGTCGGTATATCAGGCACAGCGCCCAATGCCGGATGATTTCTCATGTCCTCAGCAATACCCTCTTTCCAGTTTTCCGGGAACACTACCGATAAAGGTGCAGCCGGCGCAGCCTCGGGAGCTGCTGGC